GAGTCAGGACTCTTTGATGTTCTCTTCGTTGCCATTGATGACAAGGGACTAATCAACTCCTCTCGTACGCTCGTTAACACTGCTGCTAACGCAACACTACCACAGATTAGACTTACAGCAACACCACAGTCTGGACTAGCTCCGCTTGAGGTTGCTTTTAGTGGTATTATTGATTCAGCACCAACCGAGATTAGAGATAGTTATGTGTACTTTGGGGACGGTACTCGTTCTGCAAGCGTCAATTCTATCTATAAGATGTATCCGGTTATAGGTTGTTATATACCGGTATTTAGAGTTCGTGACGCAGAAGGATTCATCGTGACTGATTCAATAGTGATTGGAGCGAACAACTAATGACCGCATCATATATCGACGTACTATCAGGCGACCAAACTCCTTTCTTTGGTATTCCATTCCCAAGCGGACAGATTCCAGTAGGAGAGCCAGGGTCAGACCTACTTGCCTTCTTAGTTGGAATGCGAGCAACATTCGGATTCAACTCAACTCCTCATGGTTTTGAACTAGACTTTATTCCTAGCGGAACAGGTTATGGTCACGGTGCGTCTGGAAATCTTCCAGCAATTAACAGTACGATTGAGATGCAAATCTCTGGCTTCTATCTAAAGGGTAATATTACACACGCGGACTGGGACTCAGGTGCTGGTGGTACAACTATGAGTGTTATCCTAAGAGACACACGTACAACGCTAGACCAGTATCAAATTACTACAGAAGACCTTGCTGGAGACGTTCCATCAGGCGTAGTTTCTATTCCTAGAGAATGGAGAGAAATTAATGGTATCTCGGGACCACAGTCTAGAACTTGGAACGCCCGTGGTGTAACAAAGACAGAGCTAGAAGCTAACGACCCCAACTTCTTAGAGTATCAACGCATTATTAGTCGTGGAGCAACATACCCACAGATGGTTGCAGCTATTGAAAGCAGACTTGGCTCTGGTGTTTCTAGTAAGCTACCGCCTGCTGCGGAAATTCAGCCCAACATCGGAACAGATATCAACTCACTACGATTCAAGTTCGGTATGCAGTCACTTCGCAAGCTGATGGATGACGTAACACTAGACACTGCATTCGAGTGGTACTGGAATATGCAAGAGGAAGAAATTGACTTAATTAACAAGCAAGCCCCATTCACTATCCCTGAAGATAGAATTATAACTATCATTGATGGCTTCGGCGGTTCCGGTATTGAAAACGTAAAGGGAATCTCTTACGGTATCGACAAGCTTAACGAATCAACTCGCGTAGAACTTCTTGGTGCTCGCCAAGAGGGTATGATGAATAGTAAATTACTTTCACCTATCGACGGACTAGATACTGTATATGATGGAGGACTAACAAACCCATCAGGCGCACTTCTCTTTGAGGCCGCATGGCATATGTTAACCGTTGGTTTCTACGATGCAGACGGATTCTACAGAACATACGTTCCAACCGAGAAGGAACTACAGATGTCACTAGCTGGCATTGAACAATGGTCTTACTTCAAGATTTATCAGTCTTCACCATCTCCGTCAGGCTGGGCTTTAACAGCAGACGCTGGTAGTGTTGCTGCACAGCATCTAGACTTCCAGAGCCGACTCGACCCAAGACAGCCGATTGCAGAAATTCTAAACAACCCAGAGACAAATATTCGCGTCATCAATAACCGTCGCGATATTAACAATAATTGGACGCTAGAATTCTTCAGCAGAGTATCACAACACGCATCCCGACACTATGGCAAGAGTTATGTCGCGACTCACGGACTAACATATGATGACCGTGTATATGCCCTCGCTGCCGAAGCATGGTGTGATGTTGAAAATCGCAGACAAGACCAGACACAACCATTCGTAGATGATTATGAAATTGACAGAAGATATGGCCCTGTATCTCCATTCTTCAACACAAGAAATAATAAGGTTGGAGCACACTGTGTGCTTCCATCAGGAACGGTATACGGACCTCTAGGAGAGGACTCACCAGCTTCATTCATTCAATGGACCGAGGATGCGAAACCGTTTAACCCAAGCGGCACAGGCGAACACTACATCCCAGTACAAATCACCACAGTCGGTCAGCGAGTAATGGACCCTCGTCGAGAAGAATCTTTCTCTTTTGAAGACTTCCCAGAAGGAACACTATGGTGTCAACTTCCATCACTAGCAGCAAGTGGTATTGAAACAGATGATGTACTAGGAAACTTAGCCACATTAACTGAACTAGGACTTGCTCTTGGACAGTCAGGATTAATTGACTTAATCGACCCACGAACAGTTGTTGTTCCATATACTTACTTAAGCGGAGTTGCAGTTCCAGTAATATCATCAGAAAGATATGGTAGAACATATCCAACCGGATGGTCATCTGGTGTTGCCGACCCACTTACTGGGCCGAACGTAATCATTGAAGATGCATTATCACCTTGGTCTGAATTCCCAGAAGGTTCTGACACTTCTATCACAAAACTAAATCGTAGAGCATTCGACTATATCAATAGCCATCGTTCCATTCAAGAAGATGCACAGTTCGTAAATATCAGTCAAGTTGGTCTGCCACGCATCTCGTTTGATACGTTCGCAGTACAGTCAGTCAATAGTTCAGGATTATATGGTGAAAGAGACCACGGTGTTAATGAAGTTAATATCTCATACGGTGCCGGTGGACTTGAAACACAATATAAAGCTCAATCATTCTTCGTAACTCCTCGTAAGCCAGGGCCTCTTGAGGACCGAACGCGCGCAAGACTTGAAGGTGTGATTCAGCCTATTGATTTCAGTGACCTTGGTAACTTCTTAGCAGGACTACCAGATACAAGTGTAACTGACCCCGACCCATTCACTAATGGTGGAGGCTCACAACTGAATTTTGACTTTGAACGTCAAGAGGCATGTGAAGTGATTTCAATTAATAACATCTTTAATGAAGCAGCTTGTTCTAAGGTACTAGGCGGCCAGTCATACCCAGTAGAGGAAAGATACTATGTGCAGATTACACGCCGTGCACAATTTGTTGCTGGGCAGACAAACGTAACGTTCCCAATTGGAACCTCAACACATGGTCATACACTTAACTCACTTGATGTTATAACAGTGGTACTACCAGATAGCAATCAGGTTCCACGTCAGAATATCCTGTCAACCGAACTTGACCAGCACACCGTTATTGTAGATAACCAGAACTCTGACGCATTCGTTGGTACTATTATCATCAGTAACCGTGAAGGTGCAGTTAGACCTACCAATCAGACAATTAGAAATAGTGAAGAATCAGTAACAGACCAAGGTGTTACTTGTCTAGACGGATATCTTAACGTTGGCGACAAGTGTGTATATATCCACAAGCGCGTCGATGGAGAAGAATTTGCCTACCTAACTGGTGGACGCAAGCTTTCCCCAGGAATGGTGGTTCAAGTAGAAGAGAGTAACGGAGATGACACATACAATGTATCACTTCTGGGAGATGCACACGGAAGATGGCTATGCAGCTTACCATCACTAAATAACACAGTAATAGCACTTGGTGTTCAAACACAAGTTGCTGAGAACGGAAGCTAACATGGCATCACAGAATAATTTTAAACCAGGACCAGATAATCAAGGTTTTACATTGATTGCACCCAGTACAGGAGGTGGAGGTACTGCGGTAGAGATTGTTAGTCTTACAAATCCTGGAACAAGTGGCGTACTGGCAACTGTTAGAGAGTTAGATGCATCCGGTATTACAACTACTTTTGGATATAACGATGTATATGTTCTTCCATATGGACAGTTTGCAGAACCAGGGGATAAGGGCATTATGGCAACCTTCACGCCGACATCTGGTCTTAGTGCAGAAGTTCGATACATTCATATCAGCAAGTCCGCATTTTTGAAGTTCTAAGATGACAGTATCTAGCGGCGTCAGACCATATGCATACAACAGGGACCAGTTCACCCTTCAGGTGGGAGAGAAAATTGGATACTCAGGTATTCTCTTTGAGGAACCTATGTTTACACTTACCGCCGAGAGAGCAATCTATAAAGCTATTTCAGCATCAGATAGAAAGTTTACAAAGTATATTAATAAAGATGCCGCTGTCAGTGCCGACTTTGAACCTAGAGCAGACGGTGGAAACTTAGATGGACAATATGCTAACCCTTCACTAAGTGGTGCTGATGCTGGCCCAGGTAACGTAGCATTCAAGGACTACATTGTGGACTTGCGTACAGCCCTATCAGGATTACTGATGACTTATATCCCAGAGGATGTTGACTATTCAGGTGTCCAGATTCTTGAAGACTATTTTCTAGCAAACCAGCTCCCAGGACCAGACGGAACATCTCTACCAACATGGACACACCCTGACGACAGTACGTCGCCATCTGGGCTTGCCGTATCTGGAGCACTATATGATATCGACCTGAGAGAAGTTCAGTATCAACCATATACTCGCGCCTCTAAGTTCGTTGCGTCATCTGGCGGAAATCAAACTTTCGTCATGCCAATCACGCCATCATTCATGTCCAAGACTGGTGGCATGGTAAGGGTATCAGCTTTAGACAAAGCGCACGCGAACAACATAATCATTTCCGACCTATACCCAGGTGTACTCGGTAGCGGGTATGCAGCGGCCGACCTAGATAAGTTTCTTGTTATGGGAGATGGCTTCACAACTGCTAACTCCAAAATAAGAATTGGATATGACTTAGAAGACTTAGGAAAACTTGATGCCAGCGCGACTGGTGATTGTACGTCTGTACTTCCACGCCGCCTTTTAGAAGACATGGGTAATAATGGATTTGGGCAGTTCTCAGCGCCATCAGTTACTCTCAATTCTGGGATATACGGATTCCAAGTCTTTGACGATGCTGGTAAGTCAGGACTACTAGGTATTTGGCCACCAATTCCTAACTGGAGAAATGTGGGATTCAATGCATATGGATATAAGTTTGCCACAGGTGGTATACCTGTAATGAGGGCGAGTGGTATCCATGTATTTAACGAGGGTATGTGGTCTCCAGATTCTTCAGGTATGATATTATGCTCACCTATCAACGGGGATGTGATGTGGCGCAGATTTGCTGAGAATGATACATATCAAACTTCAAAGATGATAACTGCACAAAATTGGGGAACAGATACTCCAAATAATGACCCTGGTTCTTCAACAACCCTTACGGTACTTACATTAATTAATTTCCCACAATCACCACCTAGTCAAACAAATCCGCCCCTCAAAGATGAATATTTTATTTTTGCAACTTATAATAAGAGAACTGGAGCCCTATTATCATCTACTGAGTCAGGACCGTTTGTAACAAATGACCCTTCATTTCCCGTACATGTTGCCGGGACTATGGAAAACCATGTCCCTCACGATGGTGGAATTTCTCTTGGCGGATATACATACTGTAATACAAGAGAGGGTTCAGATTTCTTCACACGTGTTATTATTACTGACGGAATTAACCCACGAGGAGCCATCATCCCTTCTGGAAATTGGGGAACGGCTATCTCTGTTCCAGAGTTCGTAGGCACTATTGGTGGAAGGCTAATGGGAGCATCTACCATACACAGACTACATAGTCCTCATAGAATGTATGGACTTGTTGTTGACCAAGCCCGGCCAATATATCCACTGCCAGTATCTTCAGGTAAATTTGCTGCTGCTGTATTCCATGCTGACTCTAATGGACCATATGAAATTATGATGGAACAGGAGCTGGGTCACTCATTTGAGTCACTAATCAATGCTGACTTCTCGCCAGCAAATAATAATAGAATTATTCAAGGACAAGGGGATTTTGTCGGTAATGACTATATGTTGTTCAATGCGAAGCCTTTTGGAAATACTAATCAGTATCAATATCTTGGACGGGTGGAAATTGCTACGTCCGGTGTAAAGGATATTGTGAAGATAATGGAAATGCTGGGCCCATTTGGGACAGTACCAGCCTGGATAGACGACTTTACTAGTTAGTCTTTTGGTGTATAATATATGAGAATCTAGGAGCATAATATGGCAATCAGCGGAGTTATTGAATTTCACGCATCATCGGGGGCAGCCTCACATCCTTACCAGTTGGACCCCTTCGTAGCGGGTTCTGGTACGGAATGGAACCGTTTTGGGTTCTTCGGAGCCAGCGGTCCAGGGTCATTCGTAACTGTCAATACCTATCAAGATAAGACCTTTGCTGTAAATGAGAGTGGTGTAGCCCCTGATGCAACTATTAATGCGGCCCAGGGAGAACTGGCTAATTTGAAGTATATTAACTCAGGTTCAGTCAATCCGAACGCTTCGGGCTCTGTGGCTGTTTCAACGATTACTGACCTTGACGCCACAATCCGCGTCAGGTTCACTGAGCCTTCTGGTCAGGCAGTTGTGACCCAGAATGCCGAACTCAAGTGTATTGCTCTCAATGCCGCATCTGGTGTGGACGATGAGAGTGCGCTCGTTACGGGAGTCACAGTACAGGGCTTCGAGACCGTAAAAGATTCAGCATGGACTAAGTTTTCAGATGACGCATCATCTAATTCACTTAGCCTTAGTTCGCGTGCCGGTACAAGTATTATGCACGATTATCATATTGCACTATCAGTTGCTCCAATCAATACTGGAGAGAAAATTGACTTTGCGTTCTTATTCTCTTTAGAATACATCTAAAGATAGAATCAGAACACATATATTACGTAAGTAGATAAATTTCCAAAACACATGGAGCCAAACGGCTCGCGTTACAGTATACTAAGATAGACGATTAACAGGAGAAGTACATGCGGGGATTCGCTGCCGAATTATCTAATGGCGTTAAATTAGACGAAGAAACAATTCACAAGACGCTTGCCCAGTATGTCGAAAGACATAATTTGGAAGACGAGCGCCCCTGGCTACTGCTGCGTAGATACGCAAAAGACTTAAACTTAAAAGTCGTATCTCTGCAAATTCAGTATGACCACCAGGGTATTTTTCTGCCCAGACACGCTAGGGCCTACTTCTTCAGCCGTAAAGTTGAAGGATTTTTGGGTGGCACGAACGCCCGAAAAGAGTATATTGGAGTAGGTGCAACAGAGACAAACAACGATGAAGTAGTAATCACTTGGTATGACGGTGAGAACTCAACGCAAGAAAAGAGAGCAGTCGATAATGAGAGTCCGCAATTTATCACGAATTAAGCGAAGATTCACTCCAGCAACAATGCGGCCCGACCAACCCGGAATTACTGACAAGATTGTAATTCGGTATCGGTGCGGAAACATTCATTGTCGCAGATGGTGCAAAATCAAGTGGGTAGAATACCCAAGTATGGGTAAATTTAGAGTATCAACTTGTTGTGCGGCTCGCGCATCTAAGGAAAGATATAAATAATGTGGGTTCCAAAATTTAAACAGGAATTTGAATTCGTAGGTAAAATGATACCTAAAAGATTCCCACAACATTCTAATACAGAGTTTAAAAGGCTATGTAGTTTGGTAGTTAAATATGGCAAAAAAAACAGTAATTAAGTACAACATTATTTGTGGTAGCGGCGTACATAGAAGCTATACTGCATGTTTAGCAGAAATTATAATGTTAAATAAATACGGAAATCAACAGGATTATTTCTGGCGAGAGAGTAGGCTCTATGCGGAATACGTTAAACTTATTAAACTGGCTGGGCGGATTTCTAAAGAAGTGGGAAGCAACAGACTTGCGTGGTTTTTGTATAAGAATCCTGGGTATCAGTTTGATGATGATATTGGGCTGTTTATCTATAATTTGCGAGACGACGATTCGCTTGTTGATTTCACCCTGGCGCAGCTTGTTACGGTCTACACAAACAAGTACAGGCCAGTAGAAGTTGAGATTGAGATTGAAAAAGAAATTGCAACACCAAAGAAGAATAAGAAGTTGACCGACTTCCTAGGAGACATTTAAATGAGCGAGAACGCATTAGAGAGAGAAGAACGATTAAGAGAAGAAGAGATGGCGATGGCACCGAAGAAAGACCGTATTGGTGCAGCAGAAGGTTTTGGCTCACACGACTACAAGCTTTTTGAAAAACAAGTAATGAAAAAGCTGGGTGGACGAATGTCTGGAGAGGTAGATGAACCTAAAGGTATTGGCACTGGCTCATTCAGATTAGACATGGCATTAACTGAAGCGTTTCCGCTCGGATATATGAGTGAAATCTTTGCACAGAACGGTGTTGGCAAGACAACTCTTGCTTTAGAGATTTGTGGACAACATCAATCAAATGGCGGACTAGTAGGTTACCTTGATGTAGAAGGCTCACTAAATAGGTCGTTAATCAGTTCCATTCAAACCCTTGACATTAACAAGGTAGATGCTGATGGTAACCCTCTTTGGATTTATAGAGAAGGCCTAGTCCACGACAAAGAAGACGAGGACGAAGTTAGAGTTCTATCTGGAGAAGAAAACCTACAATACGCAGAAACCTTCCTTTCAACATTCAAGAACGCTGTTCTTGTTATTGATTCGATTGACGCATTACTGCCGGACGCAATCTTAAACGGTGGAGAGATTGGTAAGCAGACGATTGGCAAGTTAGCTAAATTAATGTCAGATGCCTGTCGTAAACTAAAGAGCATTTGTAAGAAGAATAAGAACTGTCTCATCTGGATTAATCAGGTTCGTGAGAACCCAGGCAAGATGTTTGGCGACCCAGAGGTTACACCCGGTGGTCACGCAGTCAAGTTCTACTCGTCGCAGCGACTCAAGCTATCTAAGGGTGAAGCTAAGGCTAACTTTGATATTGACGCAGATGGAAACATTAATGGTCACTTGATTAAAGTTAAAGTTGTCAAGAACAAGATGGCAACAACAAACAACGCACCAGAGTTCTGGTTGAAGTATGGAGAAGGTATTGATAGAGCCCGTGAAATCACAGAGCTTTCACTTGAACTAGGTATTGTAGAGAACGAGAAGACCTCGTACTACTTTGATAGAGGTACACCCGAAGAGAAGAAGTTTGTTGGTCGCGCTAAGGCAGCAGCTTACATTGCTAACAACCCATCAGTTTATGCGTCTCTTGAGAAACAACTGCTAGAAATGTTAGGCAGATAATTGAAATTTATTGATATCAACGAAAAGGAAAACACATTTGAATTACGCTCACAGTTCGGAGTAAAGAGAAAGACTGAAAGTCGCTCTAACGCTCAGTGGAAGCTTGGTAGACTCATCTGCAAAATCTATGGCAGAGGACCTACATACGAGGACTATCCACTACCTAACTGTGGCAACTTATCTTGGGACTTTTGGGTTCCGGGACAAAACATGGCATTTGAATTTCACGGACGACAACATGATGAGTTCGTGCCATTCTTTCACCAAACAAAGGCTGGCTTCGAAAAGCAAATAGTAGCAGACCAGCGCAAACAAAAAATTGCAGACCTTAACGACGTAACGCTGATTGTCGTCCGCGAAGGAGACTTCGATGAATGGTCTGTAGAAGAATTAAAAGAGATTATTACAGAGGCATTATAACATATGAATTTAGAAGCTGAAAGAGGAACATTATCCGCGCTGATTACCATTCCCGATTTCGCTCACACTCTTCCCTTTAAGTTAAGCGAAGAAGATTTTGAGTCGATTACGAATCGCGTCATTGCACGCACAGTGTTACAGATTGTAGAAGAGGGGCAACAGCCCAACGTAAACCTAATTACATCAACAGCAAGAAATCTTGCCATTGACGATTGGGACGAACAAACAAAAGGTGGCGACGAGATTGAAGCTATTATGGCACTCTCGCCAACCGGAGACGAAGCAGTAACATACGTTCGACAACTCAAAAAAGAGTCGATGAAACGCTCTGCTCGCTCACAACTAAAGAACCTTGGAAGCTACATTGAATCAACAGACGATTCATTAGCAGACATTTTATCGAAGTTTGAAGACACAGTTCTATCTGTTACGTCATCGGCTAACTTCTCTGAAGACAGGGCAGTACGATTAGCAGACATTGTAGAGGACGAGATTAACTTCTACGGAGACAACGAGGGTACAGGCGGATTAGATATTGGATTTCCAATCTGGCAGGAACGTATCGGAGGTATTGGTAACGGACTAGTCCATTGTGTTATTGCAACCAACAAGACAGGTAAGTCAACTATTGGGATGAACGCAGCATTGGAGACTGGTAAACATATGCCAGTCCTATTCATTGACACAGAGATGAACGAATCAATGATTCTAGTACGTCTAGTCTCTATGATTACCAAGCTTCCTACAAAGCTAATTAAAGATGGTCACTGGAAGAACGTAGAGCATGACGACCACAAGTTCTACAATAGAATTCAACAAGGAGTTGCAGAGTTCAAGACCAGGGATATCACATACATCTCAGCGCGTGGCAGACAAGTCGTTGACTTGATTCCACAGATGCGACGTTGGATTATTGAGAACAAAGTTTCAGCAGAAGGTAAGTTCCCAGAAGGTCTTATCATCTATGACTATGTAAAGCTATCATCGTTCACTGACATGAAGGCTTACGGACTACAAGAGTATCAGTTGCTCGGACTAAATATGAGTTCGCTCAAGGATTTCTGTGGCAAGTACAAGGTTCCATGTATTACGTTCGGCCAGACCAACCGTGCAGATGACACAACTATTAACTGTCTCGGCGCGTCGAAACGAATTGCCGACCTAGTAGATTCGGTAACTCTCTTCAAACAGAAGGACAACGAGCTACTAACCAAGGACCCAAACGGTACTCACTTAATGCGCGTATTCGTGGCTCGTCACGGACCAGCAACAGCAGAAAACGAACACATCCAATTTCAGTACAACAAGGCAACAGGTATTATTGGAGAGTTGGGAATTCATACTTGGCAGTCTGCACCACCAGAACAAGAAGAAAAGAAGTGGGGCAAGAAGAAGGCAAAGAAGAAGCATGGCTCTGACGTAACCACACAGGAACTTCTAGAGAATGAGTTTGGACCTAATGACAATGACTAAAGAATATAAGACATACACTAAGGACGAGATTAATGAGATTAAGAGGTGGGGTCGCTCACACATCACAGCAGTCCTCAAACAACTCGGCATCGAATACTTTGATGGTGGAAGATATCTCAAGGCTCGCTGCCAGATTCCGTATCACCCTGGAGACGCCGACAATACTGGCGCGTGGGTTTGGTCCTGTGACCAAGGTGTTTGGAGATGTTACTCACATGGTTGTCACGAAGATACTTCTACGGACGTAGTTGGATTAGTGCAGGCAATGAGAGAGATGGCATTTCCACAAGCACTCCGCTACATTGATGAACTGAGAAACGGCGAATTAAAGGACATGCCAGCAGACAGAGGTTCGACAGCCGTCAAGGTTGAGCGCGACAATGTGATTGTAGACCCTGAAAAACTCACTTTACTAATGGAGGATATTTACTTCTGTGGGAGAGGTATTTCAACGGAAATCCTTAGAAAACATAAGGTCGGATACTGGCAGAGGACAGGTACGTTCATGGACCGTAGAGCCGTTGTGCCTGTGTATGACGCACTCAATAACGTTGTAGGGTTCACCGGACGAGTTTTATTAAATGACGAGGAGCTGGCCTCTACGGACCAAGCCAAGTGGGTTCACGGTCGTGACTTTGTAACTCGTAAAGCCGGACTATTTAACAAGGGCTCTGTACTTTATAACCTAAATAACTGTAAAGATAATTTAAAGCAGACTAAAAAAGTATTCATCGTTGAAGGACCAATCGACGTTTGGAAGCTACAAATGGCTGGCATCTATAATGTAGTGGCTACTCTAGGATTAGGGTTGTCATTCGAACAACAACAATTGCTGATTTCGCTAGGTGTCGAAACGGTGATTCTATGTTATGATAATGATAGCGAGAGCAAGGCCAATGCTGGCTTGAATGCTTGCGAGAGAATTAAGGAACAGATTCAGGGACACTTCACTGTTTCAATTAAACAACCACCAGCAGGAAAAGACTACGGAGCGTTGACAGTTGGCGAGATTTTGGAGACTTTACTATAATGACAAACCCTATTTGGAAAGATGTATCTTTCTACTTGGCGGGACCAATGGAATACGTGGATGACCACGGCATTGGCTGGCGCGAAGAGATTGAAGAAAAACTAAAAGAGATGGGCGCACAGAGGAAGAATATTCTGAGCCCAACTAATAAGCCATTCGTGGCTCACGCACTCCCTGTATCTAAGGAGTGGGAGCTTCAAAAGAAGTACCGTGACCGCAAGGACTGGTTGTCGTTACATAAGCAGATGAAGAAGATTATCACTATGGATTTAAGAATGGTTGACAAGTGTGACATTCTTATTGCAAGACTTCCCAAGGACGTTCGCACAGTAGGAACCATCGAAGAGATTGTAACTGCTCGTCGTCAGAAGAAGCCAGTGCTTATTATTTGTCCAGAAGGTATTGAACACGTATCTGCATGGATAATCGGACTGATTAAGCCATCTCGTATTTTCAGTAATCATGCTGATGCACTAGCTTATATTAGCAGCATTGCAGAAGACGGTCCACGAAGCGAGACAGACGCCAAGGAGTTTGTTTTGTTTGACTTTGATAGGAAGGATGACGATGAAGAAAAAGAAATATAAAGTATTCAAGGTATTATCCTTCGATGAACTTGATAAGAATTTGAACAATCTAATGGATAAGGGTTATCATCTTGTCAGTATGTCTATTGATAGTAAATCAGGCATCTTTTACATTATTGGAGAACTAGATGACTAAATACATATTAATCAGTGGCAAGAAACAAAGCGGCAAAGACTTCTTTGCTAAACAGCTACGTAAGAGATTAGAGGCCAACGGTCTCACTACCGAAAAAGCAGCATTTGCTGACCCTATTAAAAGATTTGTTAACGATGTGTTTGGTATCCCAATCGAAGACATGGAGTCAGAAGAAGGTAAGCAGAAGTCAACTTATCTTAAGTGGGACGATATTGAAAATTGCGGAGACTATGTTAGACCAGAAAAATATCAAGACTATATCACTATTCGTGAACTGCTACAAATTATTGGTACTGACGTTTGTCGTAAAAGTTTCTATGGACTTATTTGGGCAGAAGCTCCATTTCGTAGAAAGTATATCAGACGTAGAGCAGTGCCAGACAGCGGTCGTTGGAGTAGCTGCGGAGAAGATTGGTTAGAAGACTTTGCAAATATACCAACTGATGTTATCCTTATTCCAGACTGTCGTTTTCCAAACGAATTACAAGCTGGTCTTAATAATGACGCAGTCATCGTTCGCATTACATCGCCAAGCTGGGGAGATATTGCAGATGACAACCACGCATCAGAGACTGCATTAGATGATTATGAGTGGGACGCAGACGTTAAGTTTATGAATAATAGAGTTGGTACAGAACACATTGATAGATATATTGATGACGTAATTTTACCTAAACTGGGAATAAATAAAGTTGGACATTAAAAGCATTAGTGCATCACGCATCAAGACATTCGAACACTGTAATTTTAAGTATATATTAAACTATATGCTAAAGGAATGTAATGACTGTGAAGAGACCTTCTATACAGTAGAGCAGACTGAACCTAAGCAGTGCCCACATTGTGGTGGCGAAGATTACAGCAGAGTAACCTTACGTAGTAACTGGGGAGCCAATCATGGAACCGCACTTCACCAAATCATGGAGAACTATGCATTAGCCATTCGCGGTACCACTGAGGACGGTAAGAAGGTATCTGCCACAAATACAAAGAAGTGGCTCAACTGGCAGAATGAATTGAAGCGTATTTATAAGCGTGGCACGGACAATGGACAGACGGACCCTGACTTTGCTATCTTTGATATCGCAAAGCCAAAGGATGTTACAGACCCAGAGAAATGGTGTATCTCTTGTCAAAGCGGTAAGGAAGACGCACTATGTAAACGCACAGGTGAAACACTTGCGTACATGAATACTCGCGGTTGCCAAGGTTGCCCAGAGGGACTTTATCACGAGAGCATTAAAATAATGACCAAGTATGTAGCGCGACACGATGCTATTCTCCGAAACAAGAAGATTCTTGGTATTGAAGCAGCATTTAACATTGACTTTGGAATGCAAGATATTCACGGCAATGATATGCGTTCAACCGGATTCATCGACCTAGTAGTTGAGGAAGACCCAGACACTTGTCATATTATCGACCACAAGTTTGGAATGTGGAAGCCATCGTTTGATGAGTTTAGCGAAGACATTCAAGTTAAGCTATACTCTTACGCGGCACGTAAACTGTTCCCTGGCTATAAGGAATACCTTGTGACGTTCGACTATGCAAGGACAAGTCCACTAAGCTATTCGTTCACAGAAGAAGAAGACGAGCTTACTCGTCAGCAGGTAGTTAAGTATTGGGAGTCTATTGCGGGACCTCAGATGGTCAGACGTACAATGGTTCAAGGAGACGGCAAGGACCCAGAATCCTCATGGAAATGTAAAGTAATGTGTGATGCCCAAGTCTGTAAAAAGCAGTGGCCTATTTTTAAGGAGAAATTCGGTGGATAAGCGTTGGTGGATATGGTTCCTTGGAGGCCTTATTATACTAGCACTTGGTATACCAACTAACGCATCAATGATATTTCTAGGCATAGTTACACTGTAATCTGTCGTATTTGATTGTCTTGGAATAACCTATATGATTGTAGGGATATTACTAAAAGAAGGAAGGATAAAAATTTAATGCCCACATACGAATTCCGTTGCTCCGAATGCGCCCATATTACCGATTTTTTCTGCGGGTTCGATGAGCGACCTGACAGTATACTATGTTGTGAGTGCGATGCGAAAGCTCCATATCAAATCTCCTGCGGCGGAACACCCATCATCAAAGGCGTGGCACTACAAGGAGAAACCATTGGAGACTTATTAGATGCAGCAGGCGTTGACACAAATAGCCAAAAGTACAAGGACGCCAGTAAAGAACGAATCCGAAAGATGAAAGAAAAACATGATTAATTTAAGAACATATTGCCGTTACTCAATCAAGCACAGTATTGCTAATATTCAAAGTATTATTGAAAAAGCCAAGAAAGACGGCGACTCTCACGTTGCTATCTTAGACCAGCACAGCATTCACTCTACTATCTACTTAGCTAAGATGTGTAAGGCCGCTGGATTACAACCTATGATTGGCTATGAGTTTCACGAACAGATTACGCTTTGGGCAACCACTCACGAAGGTCTACGTAACCTAAACCGTATCGCCACACTATCATCCAACCCTGACAGTGGCTTTGAGCTACAAGGTCAGCGTAACGACGGCATCGTAGCTGTTACAACCAACGTTGGCATCATAGACAGCTTAACACCATACTTCGAAGATATCTACATTGAAGTACAAGAGACTACTGACCCAGCAGTCAGCGAAGCGTATGAAAAACTTGGGTTGAAGATTATTCCAACTGCGTCTGTATTCTACAATGATAGAACAGAAGCATTAGCACACGACTATTTCCACAACTATATTCACAAGGACGGTGAGCACCTCGACTCAGACGGCTACTTCATTCAATCGAAGGCCGACTTTGAGAAGTGGGCAAAACCTGAGTGGATTGCGAATGTGGAGAGCCTAGCGTCCCAAGTTGAACTAGACGTAGTCTTAGGAAGACTGCGCTTACCCGAGTTCGACCGGGCGCCAGAAGGTACAACGAACTTTGAGTTACTCAAGCAAAAATGTGAAGCTCGTCTGATAGAATTTGGTATTGACCAACCCAACTACAGAGAGCGTCTCGCGTATGAACTTAAAGACGTAGAGAATGCGGGCCTAGAATCCTACTTCCTTATTGTTGAAGACATCTGTGACTTCGCAAGAGATAACAACATCAAGAAGGGTCGAGGACGAGGTTCTGGTGCAGGTTCACTAATCTGTTACTTAACACGTATTACAGGTATTGACCCAATTGAATACGGACTAATCTGGGAAAGATTTTATAATGCAGGACGAGAGGGCGCTTTACCTGATATCGACACAGACTTTGAAAAAGAACGACGTGAAGAAATTATTAAGTATATGTCAGAAAGATGGGGGAGTGATTCGGTCTTCCAAATCATTACCTTTGGTTCGTTTGGGGCCGCTAAGTCGATTAAGGTCGTCTTAAATATCGGACAGTGTGCTTTTGAAGAACAGAATGAAATTACTAAGATGATTCATCATAAGGCCAAGAACCTTAAAGAAGCCATCAGTATGTCACCAGAACTTCAAGAGGAAGCAAAGCGCCGTAAGGCCCTATTTGGCATCGCCCATCAAATCGAAGGAACTTATGAGTCATTCGGTAAGCACGCTGCTGCCGTCATTATTAGTGATGAACCATTTACAAATGGTGGACTACCAATGGTATGGCACCCAGAGGATAAGCGTTACATCGGTGGCTATGACATGAACGCCATTGATGACTACGGTCTATTAAAGGTGGATATCCTGGGTCTCAACACACTGAATATTATTAAACGAACCCAGGAGTTGGTCCGCGAAAGACACGACGACGAATTTGATATTGAACAGGTTCCACTAGATGACCAAGAAGTTTACGAGAACATCTTTGATGAAGGAAAGACCAAGTGTGTATTCCAAGTTGAATCACAACTAGGACGCAAGTACAGTAAGTTAGTTAAGCCTCGCTCAATCGAAGACCTTTCTGACTTAGTAACAGTTGTTCGCCCTGGCGCAATGGACTCAGGACAGACACAGGAATACCTCGACGTTCGTGATGGCAAGAAGGTGTCGGACTACCCTCATCCTAAACTTGCTAAGATTCTAGACGATACTCACGGCGCATGTATCTATCAGGAGCAGGTAATGTTTATCTGTACTGACATCGCTGGTCTTGACCTAAAGACCGCTGATACCATTCGACGCGCTGCCGGTAAGAAGAAGGAAGAACTGATGAACAAGATGAAGGCCGTCTTTATGGATGGCTGTAAGAAGGAGAACGTCAAGGAAGAAGTTGGCGAAACCCTTTGGTCTTGGATTGTTAAGTTCTCTGGATACGGCTTCAACAAGTCACACGGTGTTTGTTATGCATTCCTCACTTATGAGACAGCATATCTCAAGCATCACTATCCTCTAGAGTTCTTTGAAGCTAACTGTAACTTCGTTGTTGGTGACCTTCACCGTTCAGAGCATGATAAGTTACGCGAGTTCATCTATGATGCGAAGGAGTTTGGTATTACTATCACATTGCCTTCTATTAAGACATGTAATGCTCGCTTCAAGATTATTGACGAGAAGACTATCCGTTACGGGCTGACACGTATCAAGGGTGTTGGAGACGGACAGATTCCTCTTATCGAACAAGTCAAAGACCTAGACACATACGATAAGTTCTTAAGCCAAGCACTAAACATTGGCATCAAGAAGAACGTAGTCGAAGCACTTATTAAGTCAGGTGCGCTAGACCACTTCGGATTGACACGTAATACAATGCTGGCAGACTATGAGTTAATCAAGTCACTTACAGAGCGCGAGTATAACTCAGTCGTTAAAGAGGTTGATGGTAAGAGTGTCGTGGCAGTTATTAAGGAGATGGCTGATGAAGCGAAGGTAGCTGATAGAAAGGTCGCAAAATATGTGGTCCCCAATATCCGTCGCCGTGAGAAGCTTCGTGGCATAATCTCAGAATATGCGTCCAAGGACAAGTTTGAGTCTATCCTACATATTGCAATGTACGAAAGAGACTTCCTGGGCTGTGATATCTCAGTTAATGAGACTGACGCAGTCTTCTCGACAGTAACTCACAATCTTCAAGAAATTAAGAAGATTCCCTCTCATATGACTCAGCGTGTCCGCACGGCGATTCACATTGATGGAATCCGCAAGACCGTCACCAAGACGGGTAAAAACCCTGGACAGGAAATGGCTTTCCTAACAGGTTCGGATGGCACAGCCATCTATGACCAAATTGTAGTCTTCCCTTCTCAATTCGCGAGATTTAAGAATCTCTTAGAAGAGGGTCGGGTAGTCTTCATAGATGGGCAAACCAGTAAGAGTGGCGGATTAATTGTAAACAACTTAGGTATTCTCAACTAGTGGCTTGGAAGAATAAAGTTAGACATCTAATCTGCTATAATTGCAGCATCAAATATACTAATAGTGGCAATAACTAGAAAGGCAAAGATGGGAATACCAGATGTAAGAGTTGTATTTCTAAAAATTACACCATCTCTAGCCGAGAGCGCCGCAAGAAGTATCGCAGCACAAAAAAGTATGAAAAACTAAGACGCAATAGTGCGTATCTTAGAAAATATGGAATCACCCTTGAGGATTTTGATAAAATGTCAAAGCAACAAGGTGGACAGTGTAAGATTTGCAAAGAAGCCAAAGCCTTGTGTGTAGACCATTGCCATGAATATGGCCATGTTCGCGGACTACTTTGTCAACAATGCAATCACGCACTTGGACTGTTTTATGATGATATTGAGAAGTTGCGTTCAGCAATTGAATATCTCAGAAATGGTTAATAACCTGGGAATTTTAAACTAATTTCCCCGGGTCACACAGCACCTTTTACAGTATATTAAAGAGGACACACAGACGCTGATTTTTCAGACGTTGAATAGGAGAAAGAAAATGGCAACAGATTTTGCAGAACTAGCAGTAAACGGGCGTATGACTAACGACCCACGTAGTTTCCCAGTTGGAGAAACCACAAAAGCAGTAGGCTCAGTAGCAGTAAACCGCTACCACCGTAAGAAGGGTCAAGAGGAACTTGTTAAGCAAACCACCTTTATTGACTTTACGGCTTGGGGTGCTACCGCAGAACGTATTATGAAGTACGGCGCCAAGGGCGCAAAGGTAACTCTAACAGGTACTTGGGAAACAGACCAGTACGAGAAGGATGGCGAGACAATTAAGCGCAATCACGTTAATGTTCGTAACATCTCTATCTTCACAGAGCCCCGCGAGGGTGCCGGTGCAGTTAGTGGTGCGGCAGCAAGTTCAGAAGACGTGCCCTTTTAAAACATAATTAAGCTAATTAATTAAACCTCCGGGTGGCCCTAAGCGAGTAATTGGACCCAACTATTCCATTGCACTCAATGAAAACGAGGGGCCACCCAAACCCTTACTAGGATATAATGGATTTCGAAATAGAACTGAAAAACTACATTGGGCAGATTAAAAAGTATTCTAAACAAATGTATCTCGAATCCAACGTATCCGATATTGACGACCTAGAGCAAGCCGGTAAAATCGGTATGATTAACGGACTTGCTTCATATTCTCCAGCGCGAGCAAAATCGGCAGGCACCAAAAAGACAACATACGTTATCCAGTGCATTCGCAACGCTATCATGCAAGAGGCCAATAAGTTTTATGGCCCTACCTCGCTGCCTCACAACAAGAGACTTAGACTTAACACATTCAAGAAACTTCTTGGTCGCGGAGTTGAAGAATGTGATATTAAGACTGCCATGAAGATGTCTGACACGGAATTCAAAAACCTACAAGCCATCGTCAAAGTTGGCAAGGTGGTCCCAGTCCCAGAAGCTCTGGTTGACCACTCAACGACAGGGATTGACTCAGTTGACCTATCTTCTTTGTTGGAAGACGTTGACTTAACAGATGACGAGAAGCAGTTATTAAAATTCAAACTTGAGGGGATGACATACAGCCAAATTGCTGAACACTATAGTCTCTCAAGAGAAACAATGAGAAAACGAGTACACAAGGTAGTCGAAAAAATTAGAAGTAAGGTTAAAGGACATGAGTAAGAAGAAGCGCATCCTGTTTGTTACAGAGTTCAGCGAACTTAACACGGGATTCTCTAATATCGCTAAGTCATTGATTAGACGACTATACGATACTGGGAAATATGAGATTGCTGAACTTGGCACTTATATTAAACAGTCAGACCCACGCATTGCAAATGTACCGTGGAAAGTCTATGCTGCTATCCCAGAGGATAACGACCAAGCCGGTCAGCAAGAATACCGCAAACCCCATGAACAATGGGGCCGTCAACAACAGTTAGGCCAATTCGGCGCCGCTGTATATGATGGCGTTCTTCTAGACTTTGAACCTGACTATGTATGCTCATGGATGGACCCGTGGATGTCAACTATCCACATGGACAGTCCATTCCGTAAACACTTCCGTTGGATATTCATGCCATGTATTGACAGCACACCACAACGACAAGAGTGGTTGAAGATGTATGAGACGGCAGATTATCTTATGGGTTACTCAGACTTTGCCATTAATGTAATGAAAGAGCAGTCACCTAAGATTAGACAGGGTGGCGCAAAGAAGCTTCTTCCCACACCAACTCGTCCCGGCGTAGACATGGATGTGTTTAAACCAATGGACAAGAATGCAGTGCGAGAGAAATGGGGTATCTCAGTAGACCTTCCGATTATCGGAACCGTTATGAGAAATCAACAGCGTAAGCTATTCTGTGAAATCCTTGATAGCTTTGCAATGATGAAGAAAAAGAATCCTAATAACGAAACAATTCAGAAAGCTGTATTTTTAATTCACTCATCTGGATATGATGCCGGTCAAGAGTATTGGACACACATCGCAAGACTGTCACAAATGAAATATATGCCTAATTATTTTGAAGGCTTCCACAAACACATTCTTCACACATACCAGTGTGACTCATGTAATAAGAAGCTAGTCGGCTATGCAATCTGGTTGCTACATGCTAAGATGACAAATGGTCGTGCTTACATGAAGTGTCCATGCTGTGGTAACGAGGCACTAAGAACTCCTAACACAAACGTAGGATTCACTCGTGAAGAAATGGCAGAGGTATTCAACATGATGGACTTATACGTTCAAGGTTCGATTGCCGGTGCTGACGAAATGCCTATCTCAGAAGCCAAAGGTTGTGGTGTTCCTGTCTTAGTTACTGCTAACGCAGCGATGAAGGAAAAAGGAATGAAGCCAACCGACTGGGAAGGTAATATTATGCACAAGAATGCAGACGGTACTCCATATACAATGCATGAGGGTGGCATCGCAGTTAACATTGCATACGAGTTCCACGAAGCGGCAACAATGCAGCGTCGTTGTTACTTCGACCGCAAAGACATGGCTATGAAGATGAAAGTTATTGCCAACCCTAAGAAGTTGAAGATTCTTTCTCAGAAGGCCGTTGAGTCTATTAAGGACAACTGTGACTATGACGAAATTGCAAAGCGTTGGGAGTATGTCATTGACAACCTTCCAGCACACGACAGAACAACTACATGGGACAAAGAGATTTCACCAGACGAGGTTCCAAACCTTAATGGTATTACAATTCCAAACCTACCAGACGAACAGTTTGTAGATTGGTGTTATACAGAAATTCTAGGAAGCACAGTAGATGTAGTAGGCCGCCAAACATGGCTTGAATCATTAGCTCATGGCAGACCTCGTCAATCTATTGTCGAATACTTCATGGGCGTAGCAACTAAGGACAACAAGACTGAAATGTTAATGCTTCAATATAGGGCACAGAAGGCGCACCAAGAACAGATGCGGGAACTATTGAAGAATGAAAACATCTTACAAGGAATGGTACTATAATGAAAAAGTTAGGACTCGGTCCATTCAAGGACATGAGTGGCTATGCCACATTAGCAAGAAGCTACATGAGGGCACTGCTCTTAGTAGATGATGCTGAGAATTGGTCACTGGCATGTACTAAGTACGACAGCGGCAGCAGGTCACCACTACCAAAGGAAATCATTCCATGTCTTCGTCGCCAAATCAACGACGAGATTGAAACGACTGTTCAAATCATCACACCAAACGAGATGAGAGCGGCACCGGGCAAACGTAACATTGGTATTTGTTGTTGGGAGACTGACAGAATTCCTCCACACTGGGCAATTCAACTCAACTCATTCAATGAACTAATTGTTCCATGTGAGGCTAACAAGGAAGCCTTTAAAAGAAGCGGAGTATCAATTCCAATTCATGTAGTTCCAATGCCAATCTTTAAGGATGACTTTAATACAGACGATGTAGTACCATATGAAATTCTCGGAGTAAATCCAGAGGAAGTGACTATATATTACAACATTGCTCAATGGTCACATAAAAAAGGTATTGACGCAGCTATTCGCTCATACTTCTTAGCCTTCCAAAACGATGAGTCAGTGTTACTAGTATTAAAGGGTTATGTTGGTATGCATAGTCAACAGGGTGACGCACAGAAGGTTGCCGGTGCTGTTCAAGAAATTAAAGGAGCTATGAGACTTCCTAAGTATCCACGCATTTATATTACAGACACTGTAATGACAGAGGCCGGGATTCAGAAGTTACACAAAATGGGCGACTGTTATCTAAATACATCTAGAGGCGAAGGATGGGGAATTCCTGCATTTGAAGCACTTTGTTATGGTAACGAGCTTGTTACAACGCATAATACCGCTATGCTCGACTGGGCCAATGATGAGAACTCCCATCTGGTAGATTCATATCTTGACTCAGTTCACAACATGCCACATCCAGACCCAGCACTTTATACCGCAAGAGAGAACTGGTATGAACCAGTTATCAAGTCTGGCGCAGAAGCACTACAGAATCACTTTTCTTCAATGAAGAGAAATATTGATACACAACAGGAAGCATTGTTTGCTAAGTTCGACCCAGCAACAATTGGCCAAAAGTTAAAGGAAATCATCAATGGGCAAGGCTAGAGCAGATTATATTATCGGTGACCTAAACAGACCTGCTGGTAATCGACCATTAGTAATACTTTTAACGAGTACGCATCCAATGACTGACAGAAATCTATGTGAGACTGGGCACCAGTTTTATAATTTAGACATTCCTCAGTTTCCCATTAAGTGGCAAAACCAAGAGAAGGTTCCTGAGAACATGACAGTCATTCATTCCTTGGATGAACTTCCATGTAGACCAGACCTTATTATCTCACAGAACATTGTAGACCAGTACAACCATTGGATTAACATAGCACAACAGTTCGACTGTCCTGTTATGTCATTTGAACACACACTGCCGACAGAGGCGTGGAAGCAACAAGGCGTTGTGGAGAGAATCGTTCAAGACTTATCTATGGTTGTTCGTGGCTTCATTACTAATTATTCCAAAGAAGAATGGGGCTGTAAGGACGACGAACTATCTAACACAATCTATCACATGGTAGATACTGAGAAGTTCTCAGGATGGGAAGGCAGCAATGGTAAAGCAATGCTATTAGTAAACTCCTTCGCTGGTAGAGAGTGGGCCGTTGGTGATATTGATGGACTGTTAAGTTTAGACGCAAAGACAGCCCCACAAGAGAAAGCTGACCAACCTCCTCGTCCACGACTTCAGTTGTTCGGTGCAAATGCTGGATACAACAGCCCAATATTAGTGGGTGACCAAGTTGTACAGCAACTTAAGGAGCACGACGTATTTATTAATACAAGTCTTCAGTCGCCATTGCCAGCGTCACTTTTAGAAGCAGCATCGGTAGGAATGCCAATTGTTACTACAGCAACCTGTGCTATTCCTAACTTCTTCAAGCATGAAGAAAACTGCTTAATCTTCGAAACTCACGAAGAATGTATTGCGGCAGTCGATAGACTGCTTAGTGACCGTAAACTACGAAAGCGTTTAGGCGCAGCCGCAAGAGCAACGGTTCTAGAGCACTTCAATAAAGAAAGATATGTTGAAGACTGGAACAAAACATTGCAAACCGTAACGGAGAGACATAATGCAGAATAGGGTAGCAATTATTACACCTTGTTATAACACACCATATAACCTAATTCATAAACACTTTTTATCAATTAGGAAGCAGCACCGTGATGACATATTACATGTTGTCGTTGATGATGCCTCAACGGATGTTGACACGCGCGCAGCACTTTTACATGAGTGTGACAAGAATAAAGAGAACACAGTGCTTATTGCCAGTAAAGTAAATTCTGGACCCGGCGCTGCACGCAATAGGGCAATTGAGTATCTAAAAACTCAGAATGGGATTAGATATGTTTGTTTGCTTGATGCTGATGATTATTTCGAAGACTCTGCAATCGTAGCAAGGAAGGCAGTCCTAGAAGACAACCCAGACCTTATCGCAGTATACGGAGACAAGTACACAGCAGGCTGGGAGATACAAGAGAATCCAGTGTCGGGCGAAGAAGAGTTATTGGAGAATGAGAAACTACTAGAGAACATTTCACAGTATGATAAGGCACGGCTTCACAGAGAGTGCTACATTCCATCCTGCTCAGTTATGTTCAGATGGCAGCCATTCCGCGACCTTGTCGGCAGCTTCCACGAGGATGTA